AGACCCTTGCTGGAAACGTCTGTTTTGTAAAATTTGTTCTACAATATCTCTTGCAGTTTCGATAGCATCAACAGTTTCAGTTAACTGTCTACCAATTGCAATTCTACCACTTGCACTATTATAATATCTTTCTGCGGCACGTCTTGTTAAACTATTTGCTGTAGCTTCTGTTAAACTGGGTGAACGGTTAATGTCAAATGCAATCGCATCTAAAATAAGTCCTAAATCTCTTTCACAAAGTTTGATGTTATATTCGAATTCTGGATATTCAAAATTTAAATAAGCAGTAATTTCTCTAATGATAAATTCTCTGTTTTCTTCAATTAGATTTCTTGCTTGTCCAAATAAAGGATTGTTAATACCAACTGAAACAACTTCAGCATTAGCAGCACCATTGTCTCTTGTAATAGTTTGGAAGTAAGGACCTGGTTCAGCTTCAGATGCTTTGATCATTTCTTCTGCACGGCGTGCCGCAGCATTGATTGATCTAAATGCATAGCTCCAGGAAGTACCTTCTTTACCACTTGGTACACCACGCATCTTATCGTCGCCTGTTGTGCTAACATATAAGTTTTGTGGACTAGAATAACTAGTGTTGTCTACATAGAATTTAGTTGCTGCTTGTAAATCTTCTGGACTAGTTGTTAATCCTGACAATTCTCCTGGGCTATCATGTAATACAAGAGGACCTGTCATTACATCGCCCTGACGTCTTACAATGCTCTTACGAGGCATTGCCTCGTTTGATAGGAAAAAGCCTTTTAGATTAGAATCAAATCCAGCATCAACGAACGTATGAGTATCGTCTGCTGCAATATTAAATGTAATAAATGCCTGATCTGTATCATCAAGAGCGCCTGCCTCTGTTCTATGAACACTAAGTTGGCTCGGGCTTGCATATCTTAGATAATACGTTGTGCCTGTAACAAGATTTGACGGATCTGTATCTTCTGCGTTAAACACATATGGTGTGCCGTTAATAGTATTATCAAATCCGTGATCTGTAACGGTAATATTACCGTCTGTATAACTTTCAACAACCAGTGTGTATTCTGAAGCATCTGCTGGTTCGTCGTCAACACGTATTGGTAATTCGCCTGCAATATATCGGTTGTCTGCAAACCCCTTTGTAATAACTAAGTCATCGATTGTAATATCATCACCTGGGTGTGTTGCGTTAAATTCGTTAACTGCTGCCTGGTTAATTGCTACTTTTGCAATACCTCTACCATCAGCATCTAATGGAGCACCTAGTGTAGGTGACAAGTCTTGTGATACGGCTCTAAATGCTGTTGAAAGAATAATCTTTCCGGCAATATCATAACTAATAGTAATACTATCTGGATCGCCTGTTCCTTTTGCACTATCACTAGCAAGTTCTTGATATTCAAGTGCAGTACCGCTATCGTTTACAAGAAGTATTTTTCTTGGATCTAAGTTAGTAGGTGTATCACCTAAGTTAGTAAAACTAATTTGGCCGCCTGCGCCAAATACAGCATAAAGTTCTTGAAAGTTTTCATTGACTTTACGGAAGGATTCGCGAATACTATCGCCGGTTCCGTCATTACCCTCAACACCAATATCAATGTCTTGTTTTGCCATTATGTATGCTCCAGATTTTAATTTCGAACTATCTTTTAGCTCTTATTGCAAGTATTTATCGTATGATTTTATAATCTTAATGTAAATATAGTTATGTTTACAAAAGAATATAAGAAGCAAACACGACACGTTCGTAAGAGCAAAACCGGCAAGGAACACCCCTACAAGCGTGAATTAACTATGTGTGTGTTTAGATGCGACAACTGTGATATAGAATTTGAACGCCCAAGAGGAAGTATGGATCCTAAAAGATTATCAAACTCTTATTTTCATGTTTGTAGTAATTGTGATGCGAAAAAATTTGCACAAAAAAAGGGAGTAGAACAGAAACAGAAATGGAATCTGTCTGCTAGTTCTGATCTCCCTATTAGTAAACTTTAAAGTTTTTTCTTGATATAACGATAGGCAGCATATCCAAGCAATAAAACAACAATAGTGCCAATACCATCGACCCACGATGTTTCATTCATTGCATGAATTAGATCTGCTGTAATTTCCATTATTCAGACTTCCAAATAGTCCAAGCACCGTATGCAATAGCACCATAAGCTACTAGTGCTGCGATTGGCTTGAAAATTAGGAATGCGATACCAGCGCCAATTAAAATTGCGCCATCAAGCGTTGTACGCTCTGATAAACGAGCATTAATCCATTTTCTAATCATTTGTATTTCGCTCCTCTAAAAGTAGTTCCAGCAGTTTTACGAGCACCTAAGTCCTTTGGTAATTTAGTTGAAGGCTTTAAAAGTGTGTTAATTTTAGTATAACGACCTTTGTCGGCTCTTGAACCTACAATTTTATCAAGTTTTAAATCAATTTGATAACTTGTAATAGGACCTCTAAATAACTGTCTGTTAGTTCTTAGAACATTATTATTATTGCTCATAAATTGTCTCCTGCTCTATATATTTATGTAAATATGTATTCCTATAGGAGACAAAATATGTTTACATGGTTAAAAAACATTTTAGGAATTGGACCTTCTTTGCCAGCGGCTGTAGAAGCTGTTACACCAGCACCAGAAGAGAAACCGAAACCTAAAAAATCTACAAAATCAAAGTCAGCAAAAACATGTGATTTTGATAAGTTAACAAAAACTCAACTGCTAAAAGAAGCCAAGCATAGAGGTATTAAAGCCAATGCTAGTTTATCAAAAGCAGAAATTCTAAAAAGAGTTAAAAACGGCTAATTGTAGCACGTAACTGCTCTATTGCAGTTTCTTGGCGAGCGAGCTTGCGTTCTAGGACGTTTATAGCCGCTCGCTGTTTTCTTGATTGATCTTCTAAACTTTGAACATATTCAACAGTAGGTATTTCCTGCTTTGATCCATCTTCACTAACCATAGTAAAACGATCAACACCTTGTGCTTTTAGTCCGCCTGTTACACGGTTTGGATTTTTATCAGTAGACGGAAGTGTGTTCTTGGATTGACGACCGTACATTTTGTTCAAATAGCTCATTGTTCTTCTCCATACTGTATTTATGTAGTGCAATACTAGCCAAATTTTTACACTTAGACTCTACCATAATATCAGCATAATCTAAGAATTCTAATGCCCAATCGTTAACAGCATTGTTCCACATATAATCACTGTGCGCTCGCAGTTTTGCTTTCTTGTAACCTGCTTCTAATAGTGTATCCATGTTAGGACGTATGTTAGTAGGATGATTTCCTATTAGATCTTCACGCGATACTGAATAATGAATCACAGGACGTACACCACGCCAGCTGTCAATCACGCGAGCAAATCTATCGTCGGTAGGGTAAATGTATTCTCCTTCACGGCACCAGTGATGGTGTATGTCAAGTACGAGTGCGACATCGTCAACAAGTTCGAGGCTGTGTTCGAGTCCCCACTTGTTTTCATCGTTCTCGATTGTGATGGTGTTTCGTGCTTCGGGCGAGAGTCTCTTGAGGGCGTCTTTGATGCCTTGTGGACCTCTTCGACCCGATATGTGTACATTGCATTTAAAGTCTTGGAAGGTCTTACCGTATCCCATCCAGCGCAAGACATTGGTGTGATATTCAAATTCTTCTATGCTCCTATCTACAATGTCATCATTATCACTTGCCAGCACAGTAAACTGACCAGGATGCATAGAGAGCCTAACATCAAGCGACCTGGCGAGGGCGCCGACCCTTGCGAAATGCTCTTCACAATATCGGACCACATCAGGACGTTTCCAAAAATAGCACCAAGTAGGCTCAGTGAATACAGGAAGTACATCGCTCCCCAATCGTACCATTCGTAAAGCATCGGGTAATTCTCCTACGTATTTTATAAGGTTGTAATACGACTGAATGTTATGAACCATGATGTCCCATAGTCGTTGTTCTGCAACATCACGGGTTTGCCTATTCAACCACTGTACTGTTGTACTGCGAGTATTTAGTGGTCGTTGGATTTCTTCTAATAATTTTTTCTTTTGTGTCTGATCAGGATGCATATACTTGCAAGCAAAACCAATACGCTTTTGTGTTTGTGACATAAAGTCTCCACATGTTGTAAATTTCAAATCCATAATGTATTATACTACCTTTATTTCCAATTGTCAACCACCCACTTATCTGTGCAATGCTCTGGATTAGGATCTCCGTGGAAAACACAAACACAACATTCTATTCTAGGTTTAGCATCATGCTCTTCGAATTTAAATGTTCTACTTCCTCTTCGACCACCTGGTTCGAACTCTCTACTTTTTCGAACTTCCCATTTCCAGCTCTGTATCCAGCTATCAGGATATAACATTGCTTGTCGTAGTCGTGTAGCTTCATACAAGTAATCTTGATCTCCGTAATACTTTCTAACAATAACCTTGTGTTCTTTTTTAAATTTTTCCCAAACAAAGTCTAATTGTCCTGTTTGGAATCTAACAATGCTAGAATTATACTTTGGCCAGTTAGCTCGCATTGCACGAGTAAAATCTCGTATAGTACACCAATGGTTAGGTTGGTATGTTAACAGTTTATCTATATTTCTTGCAATAACTACATCAAGATCCATATATAAGATTGTTCCTTTTATAGGAAGATCTTTTGAAAACATATAAGGCTTGCACCACCATCCTGATAAGAAAGACGGTAACGGAATAATTTCTATATCTTCATGTAGTCCTGCAGGATCTTCTGTTAGACAAGCAAATGTAAATGGAAGTGTGCAGTTACGTTTAACCATATTATACAAACGGTTTACATATTCTGCACTGTACTTTTGTCCATGCTTTAAACAAAGTATGTAATACTTGTTAGCATCAACTGTGCCTAGTTCTTGCTGAGGTAACGCATCCAACTCTTTTTGCATGCGCCGTTCTTCCATTAATTGTTTTACTTCCTCTTTAGAAAGTCCGGTCTTGTCTAACTTTGCCAAGTTATGCCTCGTATATTGCTGAGTTTGCTCCGTGTTCTGCACACTCTACTTTAACACAATAACAACGATTGTCTGTTGCTTCACGTATAAGTTTGTCTGCAAAGTTAAATGCGTGTTGTGCAAACTTTTCTGCACCAACACCATCAAAGATGCGTAGTTCTGCTAGACCTAGTGCTTCTAGTTTTTGTAATTCTTCTAAAAACGGATCTGCTCGATCTACTGCTACCTTGTGATCAAAACTATCTTCAAGCCAAGCCTTCAAAGGTTTTAGTCCTCCAAAGTCTACTGCCCAGTTTTTATTATCTAGTTCATCACATCCAAATGTAAATGTAAATGCTAGACTGTAACCGTGTAGTAAATGACAGTGTGAATGATCTGCGTTAGGTTGACGGAACACTGCTGATAAGCCAATGTTGTGTCCGTAATGTTTTGTACTATAATGTTTTCCCATCTCTTGCCTCCTTATTGCGTCGAGTAAGTTTGATGCGCAGAATATTTAAAGTGGGATGAGCATTTGAGACCACTGTATAACATACTATGTATTATAGTATATGTTACTTATGTTGTCAACCTTTACGTTGGGATAATTCCAGGCTTTTGGCAATTCCCAATCTTTATCTTGATATATTATGAATTTAACTTTTGGAAAACAACAAAACACCATTCCTATTTGATGTATCCAGTAGCGTGGATCTATTGGTCTTTTTGTTTCGTTGTCATAGTTTGGTGTGCTTTTGTATACGTTATTAATATTATTTGTTTTGCTATATAAATCAAATCCTATTAGTTTAACTTCTTTTAGTTTAGTGTACATTGCACCAATAAGAACAGCGTATGGTCCGCTACCCCATTGAAAAGGTTCGTCCCATCTGTCACTGCCTACATATGGTAATTCTGGAACTTTTCTTATTCTAAGGGTTTTAAATTGTTGGAACCAATCAGGACGAGTATATATTAATGTACCTTTTGTATTAACTCCTGCATTGATACATTCTTTTACCATACGTTTATCTACACACACTAGATAATCTGTATAGTAATCTCTATATAATGCATTGCATCCTACTTTTGGATCAGGAAGATTTTTGATGTCAATGTCTTTGCGACTCTCACCGTTGCCTATCACTATCATCTTGTATCATCTCTCGTATCATCTTTTTAGAATGTTTTAGCTCTTCTAAAATGTGTTCAAAACTTTCTTCGTTTTTCTTAGCACATTTTATCATATATACTATTTTATCCAAAGCCCACCACCACCAGAACACACTAACGGCTATAAAAATTATTACAATGATACTTGAAGTAATCCCTATTAATTCTTGGTAAAAGAATTCTTCTGTCAACAGAATTGCCAAGGCAATAAACGGCGTTGTCCACGCCGCGTAAGCCCATAAACGGGATTGATTGATAATACTTTTAAACCTTTTCATCACAATTATTTATGATGAGATATTAGAGAATTTAGTATATGTATTATGAGATAGGACCAAAAGTTTTCCATGTGCCAGGAGTACCTGCTCTAACACATATCCAACCAACGTGTCCACCCGACTTAGGCTTGGAATTCCAAATTACATCACCAACTTTATAAGTTCCATCTTCGGGTACTTCGCTGCCAACTTCAAACTTTTTATCTTGAAAACGCACAGGACCAGCAACAGTTAAATCAGCATCATTTGCATAGTTTTTAACACCTATACCTACGGTATTTTTAAAGACAGTTTTATTATGTACAGTGATGTTGCCATTTGCTTCTACACTAATACGTGCAGTATCATCAGTAATAATGTCTATAGCGCCAGTTGTATATGTACCAATTTTAAACTTACGTTCTTCTGTATGATCAATTACAAACTCATGATCCCAACTTACAACAGATACTGTGCCGTTAGGAGCATCGGTGCCAATGCCTATACGTTGTGTATTTGCATCATAGTTAATAAAGTTATCAATAGTAACATGACCGTCAACAGTTAGGCTTTCTAATGTTCCTAGACTTTTTAGGTTACTTTTTGTAACTGTAGTACCTAATGCTTCTTGACTTAGAACATTTTGTCCATTGATCATATAGATCTTATTGCCACGTAGCTCTATGCTTTCTGTAGCAAAAAATCTATCCGGACGCTCTTGCAAAATAAATTGTTTAGTGTACTCACCGCCTGGCCATATAAGGCCTTTTCCGTATGCTGTTTTATTAGATTTGCCAATAAACTGTAGAGGATCAGTTCGTTCGTTTCTAATGTCTGCTGTAACTTCTTCTACGTGCATACGCTGTGCATGTACAGTACCTTGAACAGTTAGGTCACCGTTGACTGCTAAGTCGTTTGCAATAGTTTTAATTTGTGCTACATCAACGTGTATTCCGTCATCATTTACTGTAAGAACATAGTCTGTTGCTTTATCTTTAATTCCCTTGCTTGAGAATTCAGTAATTCTACCACCATGTATCTTATTGCCTGACAGTTGCCTATCATTAATTTTAGGCTCTGGTGCAGGTTGATTTTGTAAATCTTCTATCGCTGTTGCCAGCGTTTCTAAACTATTGCGTATATCAGTCATCTGAGGTTCCTGTTCATTATACAGTATTTATCAGCTAACCTTGAGAAGTACCGTATCAGGATTACACCTTCCGTTTAATTTAATGTCTGTAGTATTAATTTCATCTAAAAACTTACGTAATGCAACTTTCCCTGCAGATTTAAACTCTTTGAGCTGATCTGCAGGCTTACGCAGAGTCTTTTGTATACTTAGATTTTCATCAAAACCGATAATAGTTGTGCCTTTTACACTCAAACCACTACCTTCTCGCATAGTACCTCTAGGGTCAATATTACTTGCTACATACTTGCCTAATTTACGTGTTTTTGTGTTAAACACCCAAAGTTCGCTTGCACCAACGATTGTAGTAGGATCTATTGATGCAATAGAATATTTGTCATCTGCTTTGTTAAACTTGAGCTTTTCAACAATTTTACTTGCTGAACGTGCTTTAGGCTTACGTGGTTTACGTGTTGCCTTTGCTTGATCAATAATAAACTCGAGCTCTGCATTTACAGTTTCAATTGCTTTGCGATACTTTGCAATGTCTGCTTTCTTTAAATGACTGTATCCTTCTTTGAGTTGTGCCCACATATCAGCCTCATGTTCGCTCATTTTTTTGAGTTGTCCTGCTGTAGGCATACGCTCTAGTTCATCAAAATCAACTAGTTCCATTGCCCAGAACTGTTTCATTTTACGAGCATGTGCTTGACTAGGTTGAATCTTTTTAAAGTATGCTTTAAAGTCAAAACCTTTAGGATCAAATGATTGTTTATCATTTACCCAGCCTTCTAGCCACTCGTCAATTGGTTCGGACATATCGAATGCTTGATCTCTAATACGCTCTTGAATAGTAGGAACATACACATTTGCTTTTTCTTTTTCTTCTGCTTTCTTTTCAATTACTACTTTAGAACCTGCTTCGATGTATAGTTCAATCTTTGAAGTTAGGAATTCGCTTGGGCCTTTCTTTGCGCCCATTGTACCAGCAAGACTTTGCCAATAATCATCTTCTACTTTTACATAGTCCGGAGCACCATCTAAGAAACATTGTGCAACGATTGCACTTGTAATACTTACAGAATGATTAGGAGCAAGTTTAGCATTTTTTATTTGTTCTTTAGAATATTTGCCACTCTTTTCCATCCATTTATAAATTGCAGGATATAAATCTGCAGGTTTAAAATGTTCGTAATAAAATGATCTACAATATTCTCTATGACGATGGACTTGCTCTCCAGTCCAAGTTTCCCAACCGTCCCAACTAGGTGCTGCAAGTTTTGCGCCACGTTTGATACGAGGTGCGGCTCTTGGTGCTTTTTTCTTTGCTCTGGGAAGTGCCATGTCATAAATCTCCTAACGTTTAATTTTTATTAGTATATATGTTCTTTCTCAAAAAGTCAAGCTCTTTTGAGTGCGTAGAAGGTTGCGTGTTTGCCACTTAGCTCGCCTGTGATAGTAATATGGTATCCCCAAGAGTTAAAATCTTGGTTAATATGGTATTGCATATTTGTTGCTTTTTCACTACACCATTTGCCGTGTTCTGTTTGTTGCCATTGATAAATTGGTTCTGCGATGTAGACTTCTACGTCCTCTACATCGCCCATTTTAAATTCGTGAAGAACATACTTAAATTTTTTCTCCAACCTCAAAACCTCTAAATGTTTTAAACCTTGGGAAACGCAAACTGTATGTTCCATCTTGGTTTTGTGTAATTGCGTCTGCTCGAACTTCTACCAACTGCCCAACAAGTGAGCTACGACTACTCCAAAAACTATCACGATCGCTGTCGCTAAACCCGCTACCGCAATTGACTTGGACCATTCGTCCGTCATCTTCTCCAGCGCATACCAATGCGCCAAGGCGTCCTTCGTTTCGTCCTGTTCCTTCTTCGACATCCTTAACCTCCAATGTTACTTCAATAAATGGCTTTGCTTTTAGCCATGCATGAGTACGTTTGCATTCATAAGGAGCATCAACGTCCTTAATCATAACACCTTCATATCCACCGTCTACAGCCGCTTTATTTAACGCTACAAAGCGTTTTTCACCTTCGGGAGTACTTAGGTCTACATCTTCCCAGTCCAACGCTTGTACGTGCTTTAAAACGCTTTCATTTTCTAATACCCAATACTTGACTAGGTTACTGCGATAAGTTTGTGGTTTATCCCATATACCTTTTTGAAAGTCTGCTAATGGAATAAAGTCAAACAAGTGTAGAACAGCATCTTCACTTTGTACATTATCTTTACGATGTACTTGCTTCATAAGGTCTTGGAAGTTAGCACTCATTACTTCACCGTCTAGCACACAGTCATATGGTGCAGGTTTCTCTGCAAGTACTTGTTCAATCTCTGCAATAATATGCGGAAAGTTATGAAACTGTTTGCCATTACGACTAAACAATTCTACTTTACCTTCACGACATACTGCTAGTACACGAACACCGTCAAGTTTGATTTCTATCTGCTTCTTGCCTGTCATCTTTTTTTCGTGCTTGGCACTGTCGTGAGCAAGAGCGCAAGTAAACACAGGAACAGTGCCTGGTACTACTTTGTTTACAGTCTTTTCACTTACACCACAACGTAGGTCTTTGATAAGGATTCTACGATACCAGCCATTCCATTGTTCAGTTGTAGCAACACCCATTGCTAGTTCAATAGCATCGCGGGCCGCGTGTCCAGTTAACTCTCGTTCTTGTAATTGTCTTGCAAGTTCTTCAAACACATTCCAAGCAAGACCTTGTCCAGTCAATACATCAGAGCGTACAGGAACCTGTTTTACACCAAATGTTACAAGCGGATCTAATGCCATACGCAAACCTGCAAAAAACTCTGGCAATCTTTCGTCGGCTGCTACTTGTAGAATCTTTTCTTTTTCTAGACGACTGTTGTTTTCTTCTAGATTACGAATAATAGTTTGCGGTTGTGTTCTCATATTTGCCTCGGGGTTGTGCCTGTTAAAAAATACATTTTACTTATAATAGCATCAACATCTGAGTTTGTCAACCATCCTTTTACCGTATCTCCAGGATTGGTAACACCCGGAAGTTCGATCTGCTCACCATCTTTAAATACAGCAATTTCGTATAAGCCTTGCTTATTACCATAAGATGCTTCATTGTTGATAATGCTAAGTTCGTAGTTGTCAAACTGAAGTACGGCTTGTACACCTTTTGGTACTTTAGTTTCCAAGAGTTGAAAATCCTTCAGTTTCATAATATTCTGGCTCCATATCTAATGATGCAGTAAAGTCAAACACTGTCCAACCATTTAGTGCATACCAAGTTGCGTGTCTAGGTGTAGCAAGGGCGGTAAGTCTGTCGGTAATACTACCGCCCTGCCACTTTTCAAATTCATACAATCTGTGTTCGTAAAGCATCTAAGTTCACCGGAGTGTAGTTAATCTGCTCTACACAAACACACTTGTATGGTCCGTCTGGACTAGGATTGCTGTGAATGTGTCCATGCACGTTGACAATGTCCTGTCCCCATCTTTTGTTCTCAGCCATAGTCTGCGGGTGCATAGGCATGTGAGTAAACACAAGATTATCAATGTTGTACCAGTATTGTACATCCTTGAAGAACTGTGCAACATGCTTGATGTTGTCGTGGTTACCTAATGCAAGTTTTTTCTTGCCAGGCAGTTTAGCAAAGTTTGCTTCCATCCATGCAACCTTGTCCATACCAAACAACACATCGCCACAGTGAATAACAGTGTCGCCATCCTTGACTGTGTCATTCCAGTTGTCGAGCATACACTGGTTCATTTGCTCAACTGAATCAAACGGTCTCACAGGCTTCCCATCATAACCTGAAAAAGTCAAGATGCCACTGTGGTTAAAGTGTGTGTCACTTATTACCCAAATATCTGCCATGTGAATACCTCTTGTTAATTTATACTTTATTATACAATCAAACAAATACTAATGCAAGATCTTTTTGAGCCAATTTTTAACTTTAGGATAACAATATTTGTCGTTAAAAATTCTTCTATGTATTTTTATAATCCTAGTATTATCGTCTATTAGGTCAAAGTCTAATTCTTCTGGATACCAATACGAAATGATTTCTTTTTTGTTAAAACAATTTCCTTTTTTCTTTTGTAAATCTAAAATTAATTCTATACTATCGTACAATATAAATTCACTAGGCATACCAAATCTGCCCCACCATTTTATAAATTTAGATTTATCCTTCCAAATCTTTGGTATTTCGTCAACTACTTGTTTTTGTATATGTCTTGGAGTTTGTATACCATTTAGTTTTTTACTGTTAAATCTTATTTTGTAATGGCGCCACAATATTTGCACCATTGGATCAAAAAATCTACACCATGGCTGACCTGTCCTAGGATCTGGCTGACGTTCGCTTGGGTTTTTCTCCAGGTCTTCTAACAAAGTAGATTTTACAAAAATATCTTTACAGTCAAGACATATGTAATCACTATCAATCGGAATCAAAAGTTTTAAAAGTTGTTGTGTTACCCAACCATTAAAGTGCGGTGCTTCTTGTTGTAATATTTCTTGTTGAGACCAAACTCTAATATCTAATTTTAAATTGAGATCTGCAATAGCTCGCTTACAATCATTTGTATAATTGTCATCTTCATTAACAACAACATTAATCTTACAAGGTTCTAAAAATTTTTCTATGCTTTTTAGTTGCCATAGGCATAGATCGAAATCGTCCTTGCAAGTGATTGTAACAATTTGCATTAAATTCTTCCATATACTAAATCTGCAATGTCTTTGTTAACTTCTTCAAGTGTAAGTTTACTCTTTTTGTCAAGACTTGATATAATATATAGTCTTAGTTTATCTAATTGTTCGTTGTTATCTACGCCCCATCCACTATCAGATAGTTTATCGTGATGTTGTGTTCTAATGTATTTTTTAATTTCACTGTCTATGTAACCGTTACCTAGTTTGCTCAATAGGTAATCTTTCTGATGTTGTGTTAACATGCTAATATCATAATGCGGTGGAGATCTTAGATAATTTAAAAATACATCATCTAACGAAAATCCTACTTCTGCACAAAAGTCTTCTATACGCTGTCCACTCAACGAATTGAGTATACTAACTGTTGTAGTAATTTTTATATCTAAAAAGTCTTGCTCTATTGCATGTCGAAAGTTACGTTCTATAACTTCCCAATGTGCTGGCGGTCTTTGATACTCGTAATTTTTACCAATATCATCTATACTGTACATTACAGTAATTTCTCTAAACTGTCTAAGTAAGTTTAATATTCTATCACTAAGTTTTATAGAACCGTTTGTAGCAAATTTTATGCGAATGTTTTTTGCTACATCAGTTGCAATCATATGTTCTAGTAACTCGAAGTGTTTTTCAATCAAAAACGGTTCACCGCCGCTTAGATATATTGTTTCTACTTTGTCAACAAAATTTTTAATATCTTCCCAGTTGTTAGGATCAGTAGTCCAATCCTTTCCAAAGTTTTTGTTCATATGTCTGCCAAACAGTTCTAGTTCATCTTCGTTCCAATTATGACTATATTCACTGTTGCAGATTCTACATTTAAAGTTACAAAGATTTCCTAATTTTAAATCTAGTAGGATAGGATTTTCTGCGTGTATAGTATCTGTTCTTTCAAGATACTTGCTGTGCATTTCTAATTCATACTGACGTCTACTTTTGCTGCCTTGTTCTTCAAGTTGCCAACATTTTTTACAACCTTCTGGTTCTTCGCCATTAATAAACTGTTCACGTAGTTTTATGTATTCGTGCCTATTCCATATATCTTGTATAGTAATGTTAGGATCATTAAAGTCAAGCATAGAGCCGTCGTCATTTTTCATATCCCAATGATATTCAGCACACGGACGTATAGATCCAGTTGCACATATTTCCATTTGTGTCCAGGGGACAATGCACTTTCTACTCATGTATCTATTTAACGATTAAATTGGAGTGGATGACAGGACTTGAACCTGCATGATACGGATTTGCAATCCGTTGCGTAACCATTCCGCCACACCCACCTATTCTGTATATTCAACCTCTGGTATGCCTATCTGTTCAATAGCGTGTTGGCATACCTTACACGGCTTTGCAAGTCTTGGATTACCTTTTGTGTCGTAGCGTTCGACCACAATCTTTCGAATCGCTGTCCAATCCTTGCATTTGCGCAGAGCATCAATTTCTGCGTGTAGGAAAATTGCATCGGGTTTGCCTGCTTCTACAGCAAACTTACCTTGTAGAGGATGACTCTTTGTATAACTGTTTGTACCGACTGCTAACTTGCGACCTCGCTTATCATATAACGTAGCAGTAAGATTAAACTCACCTCGGTTTTGCAATTCATAGTTTCCTTCTAATTTGGTCGGGGATGTAGGATTCGAACCTACGACCTCTCGCTCCCAAAGCGAGCGCACTACCAGGCTGTGCTAATCCCCGTGGCATAGGTGGACAGAGTTGAACTGCCATTTTCAGTTTTGGAGACTGACGTGTTGCCGTTACACCACACCCATAAAAAAAGCCCCTTGCTTTCGCTTGGGGCTTGTCTAAAATAACTTGTTAAAAGTCACGTCAAGACATACCCCACCCTGTTGTTGGGCACCAACATAATAGTTGTTGTATTTTCTTGAACATGTAAAAATCCTTATTTCCTTAGTATGTTTATACTATACTATCTTTATTTATCGTTGTCAACCTATTTTGGTTTAATGGTGCCGGCACCAAGATTCGAACTCGGGACCTGATGATTACAAATCAACTGCTCTACCAACTGAGCTATACCGGCTCTGATAATACTTATCAGATTGTTTGGAGCGGGTAAGGAGAATCGAACTCCTGTCATCAGCTTGGAAGGCTGGGGTAATACCATTATACGATACCCGCTTTGTTTATGGCAGAGAGGAAGGGATTCGAACCCTCGGAACGCTTACACGTTCAACACCTTAGCAGGGTGCCGCTTTCGACCACTCAGCCACCTCTCTAATCTCTTTTGGCTCCCCCGAAGAGATTCGAACTCCTGGCCTTAGGTTCCGCAAACCTACGCTCTATCCAGCTGAGCTACGGGGGAATATATTAAAACTCCTACCTTTGAAATGTAAGCGAATGCTTTTCGCCATCGTGCCAAAATGTAACTGTACTGTGACTATACACTTCTTGCTCTACTTCTTTGTATCGAGTCTGCATAGTACACTGTTCTTCAGTACGATAGCCTTCTGGACCTTTATTTTTGTTACCGCCGATAATTGCTCCTGTTAGAGCACCAACACCAGTTGCGGCTTCTTTACCAGAACCCTTACCAAACTGATTGCCTACAATACCGCCGATAATACCACCAATGATTGCACTCTCTTTATCAAACTCTTTGTTTTGTCCGTATGGAACTTGTACATATTTACAAACTTCAACTGTATACGGTGACTGTTTGATAACAGTTTTATAGTGATCCTTAGTGTACGCTTTGCTTGCTTCAGCAAGAGCGGGTGCCGCCGTCACTGCTACAAGACTTATGGTTGCTAATAAATACTTCATAGTTAACATAGTACTTTATTTAGTCCACATTGTCAACCGAAAAGTTATCTAAAATAGTAACTTTCTTTACTCTATCGTATCGAAAACTACGAAATCCTTTTGCATCCATAACCCAAACAGGAAGAACTGCATCAGAAATTTCTCGAACCTTTTTCTGTGTTAATGGATCATCTTTTTTAGCAGGTGGAAGATGCTCCTTCATTAGTGTACAAGGCATTGTTCTTTCATCACCATTTAACTTTGTAAATGTTATTTCAACAATGTTTTCTTTTAGCATTTCAACAAGAGCTTCTCGTGTAGGAATTCCTTTTAGATTAGCAAGTGTTTCTGCCGCTTCGTTTAAATCTACCATTAACGTTTCTCCACTACTTTATCAGCAAATCCGTTATCAACTGCTTCCTGTGCTGAAAGGAATGTATCAAACTTCATGGTATCAAACAATTCTTCATAGGTCTTACCTGCTGTGTTATGCTTGACATATAACTCTGTTAGACGTTCATTAATACGATTTGATTCTTCAAGCGAACGTTTCATATCTTCAAACTCTAAGTTCTGTACGTGTACACTACCGCTTGTTCCTCTTGTACCTGAGCTTACACGATGGATCATTGTACGGCTTTCTGGTAGTACAATACGCTTACCTGGTGCACCTGCTTGTGCTAAAAATGAACCCATTGACGCTGCCTGACCCATTACAATAGTTTTTACATCGCACTTGATATATTGCATTGTGTCATAGATAGCAAGTCCTGATGTAACTGCACCACCTGGTGAGTTAATATACAGATTAATATCTTTATCTGGATTTTCACTTTCTAAATAAAGCATCTGTGCAACAATAACATTTGCCATGTTATCTTCTACTGGACCGTTTAGCATAAT